AGGGTACCCCATGATGATTGGGGAAGGCGGTATTCATCGCTCTCTCCTTGAACGCACGCAAAATGGTGGTATCGATCCAGACACCAACCCCAAGCCAGCTACATTTGCCGAAAATGTATATGGTAACCTAGACGGCGTAACAGTTGATACTCATGCAATCCGAGGTGCGTTAGATGCGATGAATGAGGTTGCTCCGGGGAGCATTCCAGAGGGCTACATCAAGCCCAAGTTCCGTGAAGAGTATCGTTCCGACCCTTCCACGTTTGACCCGGCGAGAATGGTGGACGACAGACTTGGTACGCAAAAGGTTGACGGGAAGAGCCGCCAGACTGAATACGCCGTCTTTTCTGATATATACCGTAAAGCCGCCGAGCGTCTTGGCGTCTCCCCTGCAGAAGCGCAGTCGATGGGTTGGTTCGGGTCTGGAGACAGAACGGGGCTGGCTTCAGAAGTAAAGTCTGTTGCACGATTGCTCGAAGATCGCATCAATGTGACGGCGCAAGCCACTGGAACAGATAAAGAGACAACCTTTCGGAAGCTACTTAATCGTGAAATTCCCGTAATGTCTATTATGCCGGCCGCACCAGCCGCCGGTCTGATGGCTTCGGATGATGAGTCGCGCGACGGTTTTGCTCGGGGTGGTCTCGCTCTCTCCGAATCTCGAAAAGGCATCAAAACACAAGCAGGCAGGGACATGGCAGGCAAACGACATCAGCTAGACCGCAAGAAAGCAGACACTGACGGAGACGGCACCGTGTCTGAGTACGAGAAGCAGAAAGCGGAAGCAGTCCAGCGAGCCGAACAAAAGGATGAAATCCCCGACATGGCTTGCGGCGGTATCATGATGGACCCCATGATGCAGGGCGTGGACCCGGTGTCGGGTAATCCCATCCCGCTGGGTTCTACTGCTGAAAATGTCCGTGACGACATCCCGGCCCGTCTATCGAGTGACGAATACGTCCTCCCGGCTCACGTCGTGAAGTATCACGGTCTTAAGCACATCATGTCCCTTCAGGAGGAGGCGGAGCTTGGCCTTATGGCGATGGACGCTGCAGGGCTGATCCCGTCTAGTGCAGATGGCGACGAAGAATCCGATAGCGAAAGCCCTGAGGACGCCGAAGTTTCAGGCGAAAGTGGTGACCCCGAAGAAGGGCAAGAAGGTGAAGAAACGCTTGAAACACCCGAAGGCAACGAAATTGAAGTGGCTGGAGTAGAAACCACCACAAAGGAATTCGAGGACGACGAAACGGAAGAGTACGAAGAAAGTGCCTATCCGACGAAGTCCTCGATGTTCGGGATGATGAAGAAGCCGAAAGTCACCTTCATCGTCTAACTGAAACTGGGCCACCCGGAAAGAACCGGCCCCCAAATTTGAGGCATCAATGAGCAAGTACCGCAACCCCAACTACGCCGAAGAGCTGGACGACGACAAGTCTTACTCCGAGGAACTGGCGGCCCAGCAAGGGCAGGAAGACAACGAGCCTACTCCTGCCGACTCCGAGGAGGCCACGTTCAAGAAGCGCTACGGCGACCTTCGGCGCCACATGGACAACACGCTCCGGCAGAAGGATCAGGAGATCCAGCAGATCAAGGAGCAGCTTGATCAGGCAACGCGTCAGCAGATTCGCTTCCCGAAGACAGACGAAGAGATCGAGGAGTGGTCCAAGAAGTACCCGGATGTCGCCAAGATCGTGGATACCATCGCCCGCAAACGTGCTAATGAGGCGCTGCAGGAGGGCGAGAAGCGCATGGAGAGCCTGAAGAAGCTGGAGACGCAGGTGAACCGCGACAAGGCGGAAGCCGAGCTTCTAAAGCTTCACCCGGATTTTCCCGATATTCGGCAAGATCCGGGCTTCCACGAATGGGCGCAGGTGCAGCCGCAGTACATTCAGGATGCGCTGTACAAGAACAACACGGATGCACATGCGGCAGCCCGTGCCATCGACTTGTACAAGGCCGACACGGGCAAAGGCAAGAAGCGTAAGAACGCCGCAGACGACCCCCGTTCGGCTGCCAAGGATGTCGGGCGAACGTCTCGTACGGCACCGGCTACTGGCGGCACACCTCGTTTCTCCGAGTCTATGGTCGCCCAAATGTCGGACGCGGAGTACGAGAAGAACGAGGAGGCGATCCTTGAAGCGATGCGTTCCGGTAAATTCGACTACGATCTTACCGGAGCAGCCCGGTAGGGGGTTGCAATTATCGCAATCGTTATTGTATAATGAATGCAACAGAGGGCTGGAGATCTGGCCCTCTGTACCGCCCTCCGGCGGGCTGCCTCGTCACTAACGCCCTTATCCGCGTGATTGTGGCTGGCCAGCGGGCAGCCCTCCCGAGAGCGGTAACGCACTCGATGCCGTTAGTGGCCGGACGTACGCGCCCCACCCACTGATCGGCTGCTCCCAGAAGAAACAGACGGCAAGTCCACCAGTGAACTCTGGCCCGGATATTTGCGAGCGGCCACTCGCGGATAATCCGCACCCAGACCCTCACTGCCACTTTGAGCGTCCTCTTCTGTGACCTGTAGCTCCCCCGGTTTCGGGGGTTCCTTCATGCCACAAAAGAGAGGATCAACTCATGGCATTCCCTACTGCTTCGGGCTATAACCAGTTTGCCAATGGCAACTTCTCGCCCGTCATCTACTCCAAGAAGGTCCAGAAGGCCCTTCGCAAGTCGTCCGTCGTCGAGGATGTGACCAACACCGACTACGCTGGTGAGATCGCCAACTTCGGTGACTCGGTCAAAATCATCAAAGAGCCGGACATCACGATCAACAGCTACGCTCGCGGTACTTCGCTTGCGACGCAAGATCTCACTGATGCCGACTTCACGATGGTTGTGGATCAGGCCAACTACTTCCAGTTCGCCATCGACGACATCGAGGAGGCCCACAGCCATGTGAACTTCATGGACCTCGCAACCGACCGTGCCGCGTACAAGCTGCGCGACGCGTTCGATCAGGAGGTTCTGGGTTACATCGCTGGCTTCGAAAAGGACGGCAATGGCGACTGGGTCCGCCGCACCTCGGTGTCTGGCACCAAGCAGGACACGTCGGCTGACAACGACGAACTGCTGGCCTCGCACAAGCTGAACATCACCGACTTCGGTGGTTCGGATCTTGGCGTGGAGTCGGAGATCACTTCGATCCCTGTCGCGCCGGGTGGCGGCTCTGATCCGGTGACCAGCCCGCTGTCGATCCTCAACCGCATCTCGCGGAAGATGGACCAAGAGAACGTCGATACCGACGGTCGCTGGGTTGTTCTTGACCCCGTGTTCATCGAGATGCTGATGGACGAGGATTCGAAGCTGATCAACGCCGACTTCGGTGGCGACGGGGAGCTTCGCAACGGGCGCCTTCCGGGTACGCTCCGTGGCTTCCGGGTCTACAAGAGCAACAACCTGCCGTACCTCGGCAATGGCCCGGATGTGGTTGCTTCGTCGGGTTCGGAAACGGACTTCGGCATCATCGTCGCGGGCCATAACTCGGCGGCTGCTACGGCGCAGCAGATCAACAAGACCGAAAGCTTCCGGTCGCCGGACACGTTTGCTGACGTCGTTCGCGGAATGCAGCTGTACGGTCGCAAGATCCTGCGTTCGGAGGCGATGTTTACGGCGGCTTACAACGTCGCGTAACGCCTACTACTGGGCCGTCCCTTGATCATGGGGGCGGCCCCTTTTGCTTGGAGGCTGTATGCCCACGCCCTTTCTGGACCTGTGCAATCAAGTTTTGCGCCGCCTCAACGAGGTGGAGATCGCCCCGGCTGATTTTGCCGGGGTTCGTGGTGTTCAGGCCCTTGTTAAGGACGCTGTGCGCTCGTCTGTCGCTAAGGTAAATCAGGCCGAGTTTGAATGGCCCTTTAACGCCGCCGAGCATACGGATACCCTGTCCCCCGGCCAAGAGGAATACGCCTTTCCGGCGGATCTGAAGGCTGTGGACTGGAACAGCTTCCAGATCCAGAAAGACGACAGCCTAGACGTCGGGTTCAAGGCTCTGCGTTACCTTCACCGGGATGAATGGTACCAGCGACACCGCGATGAAGATTACGAGGCCGGTGCTTCGGGGCGAGGCGTACCGGACTTTGTTTTCCCCTCTCACGGCCCTGGTTATGGTGTTTCTCCTGTCCCAGACGCAGCTTATAAACTAAAGTTTCGCTACTTCTTAAACTTTACCCGTTTGTCTAGCGCATCAGATGAAACCCGTATCCCGTCGTCATTTGATTCGCTTATTGTTGACGGCGCTCTCTACCACATGTACATGTTTAAGGATAACCCCGAAAGCGCCGGGGTTGCATTTCAGGCCTTTGAGCGTGGCCTGAAAGATCTTCAGTCGATTTATATAAACGAATACCAGCATGTCCGTGATCGCCGCGTAAACTTCGGTGGTGGGCAGCGCCGTTCGTTCGACTACACGCCGCTGAGGTTCTGATGCCTGACCGTTTGGAGTCATACAAGGTCATCTGCCGTGGCGGGCTAAACTCTAATGAGAATAGCCTCGATCTTGCCGAAAACGCTCCGGGTTCTGCCACGCGTCTCGTGAACTATGAGCCGTCTCTGTTTGGCGGCTACCGTCGTGTAGAAGGATTTGAGGCCTTCGACACGGACTACCCAGAAGTAGACGACGGCAGCGGCTCTGCGGAAGGCAAGGTGCTTTGCATTGCCATGTTTCGCAATGAGGAACAGGGCAATGCTTACGCCATCGCAGCCCGAAAAGACGTCGGCGCGGACACCTACAGTTTTTACAAGCATGTGCC